CGCCCCATCGAATTGCCCAGTCCAGGCGGTTTGCAAAAACGGCGTCGAGCCCAGCATGTCGCTTGGCTCGGGATAGATCTTCACGTCCAACTCATCGACCTGCACGCCAATCACGACATGCGTCTTTGAGCGCTCGAATTTTGGTCCCAGGGCGAAGAGGTTACGGTTCGTATCCGTGATCGCCGTCGTGCCGCCGGAATAGCGATGCACTCCGCCGCCGACCAGAGTGAATGTATAGAGGTCGGCCATGATGAACTGCTCGGACGAGTTGAGCAGCGCGATGAGGGCCGGTGAGGCCGGCTTCACGGAAACACCGAAATAAAGGTCAGCTTCTTGAGTTGCCAAAGCTGATACATAAAATTTTCGAATTGGTAGCTGTCGTCGGTAAATCGGCAGCGGAAATAATAGGTAAAATCCGCGGTGATCGCCACACCCGACGGGGGCGGCGTGTTGAAGGTGACGAGCCCCGACGAGTTTAACCCCGTGGCACAGCCATACGTCGAAGGGCTTTGCGTGATCCCGTCGAAATAGACGGCGTTCAGGACGTTAACCGCATCTATGGGCCGCACAAAGGCAACCGCCGCGCCCTTGGCATACTGAAGCTGGAATTGTGTCGTGCTGCTGTCGCCGGTGCCGATCCCTTGGCCAGTTGCGGTATCGTCGGCAGGGTCGTCGAACAGAAACGTGCCGTAGGCGCCGTAACAGGCTTCCACAAAACCGAGGAGCGTGCTGAGCTCGTTGTAGCCCGGCGTCTGGCGCAGAAAGTTGAAGACGAGCTGGAACTGGTAGAGCGGATAGGGGTAATCCATCGCCCGCAACTCGCGACCCGACACGGCGCGCTGAATGCGCGTCTGCGCCACCGGCGATTTGGTGACCGACCACGATAGACCGGGCAATGACGGAAAGACCCCAACATCGTTGACCGCCATCAGCTCGCCGTCCGCAACACCGAGCCGTTGCGCATCGCTTGGTTGAGCGCCGCTACGAGTGTCGAGCCGTTGTTCTTGAAAAAGGTTGCGACCGACTGCGAATCCATCGCCGATACGGCAAAGGTGGCGTTGACACTGGGCGCCGCGCCGCCGCCGGCAATCATCCCTTGCAATCCCTGGCTGATGTTGGCCGGGAGAACCATCTCATTGGCGTGCAACATCGCTAGCGATGTTGACGGGACCATCCAGCCGCCCGCTGCCGATGGCACTATCCCGCCGTGCTCGAAGCTGAACAAAGACCCGATTCCTTTGAACAGGCTACCAAAAAGGCTACCGCCCGAAAACAAACTGCCAAGACCCAAAGCCCCGGATAAACCGCCGGAGCCAAACAATCCTTCTGAGAGCCCGCCGCCGACGAGGTCCGCGCCGGCGCCGGTGATGCCGCCAGAGAAATCCTGGTCGCCGCTGCTTCCGCCGCTCCCGCCGGCAATGCTTCCGCCGAGCATTTTCCCCAGACTGTTAAACACGCTGCCGACCACTGAGCTGACGAATTCTGCGATAATCGATTGCGCCAGATTGGACAGAGCCTTCTGCACAGTCGTCGTGCCCACGATGATTCCGGTGATCGACGTGTCCAGTGCGCGCTGGATCGGCTGTAATAGACTTTCCCACTGTTTTTGACTGTTCTGTACCGCTTGGGCGTCGAGCTTGTCCTTGTCGGTCAGATATTTTTGATAGGCGAGCTCCTCTTGCTCCGTGAGCTTTTCCTGAGTTTGAGCGTCGTTCTGGGCAGCGGTCAGCTTCTTTGCGTAATAATCTTGCTCGAGTGCCCACTCGGAATCGAGCGCGTCCTTAAGCTGAGCGATCTCCTCGGCGCTCGAGATTTTACCTAGCGCGACCTGCTGCTCGATTGCCGCTTTCTTTTGGGTATAAGCGGCATCCGTGACTTTTCCATCGGCAGCGAGCGAGGCGAGCGTATCCCGCTCGTTCTGCACCGCGAGCTGCTTTTCGAGTTGATAAATGTTGGTCTCGACTGCAAGCTGCTCTTTAGATCCTGCTTCGGTCAGCGCCAGCTTGTCCTGCCAAAATGCCAGCTCCTCTGCCTTCGAATCGCTGAAGAACGATTGCTCTGCTGCAAGTTGACCTTGCAGTTCTGTGCGCCAGGTTGGGAGTCGGTTTGTCGTACCGCCGCTTCCTGCCCCGCCTCGTTGGCTCACGGAGATCCCTGGAGACTGGCCCAAGGAATTGCCGGTTTGATTGGTCGCCCCGCCTACGCCCCCGACAAGGCTGGCTGTCCTGGCCTGTAATGCGTTGACCGTTGACCCGATCTGCGCCGCCGCGGCGCCGATATGAGCCTGCGCCTGCTGCGCGGCGGCGCCGAGATCGCCAAATTGGGCTCTCATTGCCCCGGTAGCTGCCTCTACCGCATCAGCCGCGGCCGACATTCCCGACTGGAGGTCGTCGGTCTGTGCGGTAATGGCAACACTGGTTTCGATATCCGCCACGCCGTCCTCTCGACAAAAAAAGGGCGCTCCGAAGCGCCCCGATTTTCGCTACACCGCCATGCCCCACATGATCAGCCCACGATCTTGCTTCTCCGCCGCAGCTCGGTAAAATCGAGCACGACAGGGCTTAGCCCTCTGTGGACGTCGCCGATCGCGAATGCTGGGCCCAAATCGGCAAGTAGCTGCACAATTTTGGGGTCGGGATCTGCCTCCGGTGCAGCCTTTAGACTCGGCGGCACCGCGCGTCTGCGTCGGGCCTTATCGATACCGAGATAGGCCGCGACCATTAGATGCAGCGGTGGGTGGTCTATCCAGTAACGCGTCAGCTCTTCGACATCGAAGAGCGTCATCGCGTCGATTATCGGATAACTGTATCCACAGGCGGTGGCGAGGAGGCCGTAGATATGCCCCCAGCTATCGTCGCGGTCGAAGTAGTCGTGGCCCCCGAGACCAGCTCGGGGGCTAAGGCTTCCCCCGATGGGCGTGCCCGCGATCGAAGACCCGAACCGGTCAGCACCGCGTTCAGCACCGGCCCGGCATTGCCAAGGTCCAACAAGTCCTCGACCGTCTCCGCCGTCACGTCAGGATAATTGCGTTGCAGGGCAGCGGCAACGATCTCGACCAAAACCGCAATCTGCGTTTCGCCCATCTGGGCGCCGATTTCGGAAAGCTGGCGGACCTTTGGCATCAGCAGCCGCAATTGGCCCAAGGTCAGGGGTGGAACGGTCCAATCGCGCCCGCCCATCGTGACTGTTATCCCGGAGATCACGTTCCGCCCCCATCGATCGCCGGCAGGCTGCAGACGGCCGCCATCATCATTCAACCGTGCTCAGATAGCCGATTGTCCCCGACGCATCGGCAAAAGCCATAAAGTCGAGTTCGCTGATCGTCCAATCATCGATTTTAGTCGGCGTCGACAGCTTGTTCGCTGTACAGGCATTCAGCCGCAACGCTGTGCCTTGACCGCTATACATGGTATAAAATGTTGCCTTGAAGGTCGGCGTCGTTCCCATCAATTGATTGGTCAAGGTCAGCTTATTGCCACTGGTCGTAACGTTGTAGGTGTATGAAATCAGAAGCGCCGCGTTCGCATCGGCCGCCGAGAAGGTATAGACACCGGTGGCGAAATTGACTGAGTACTGACCCGCTGCGGAGGGGGTCGTTACTCGATTGAAACGTTTGCCGGTAGCGGCATAAATGACCCCCAAATCGTCATTATAACTAGATGCGTTGGCCACTGTTGCCGTGAAGGGGGTTACCGCGGGGACGATGGCGGCTTCGAATTCCGAGACGGCAAATTGGCCCGTTGCCGCCGTTACTCCGAAGAAGATATCGGTGTACAATAGGCCAATAATCTGCGCAAACTTTGCCTTGCCGCTGATTTTTCCTTGACCACGGGCAATCGCCACTGGAAACTGCAACTGGCCGTAGAGCTCCTTGTCGGTCCAGTCGAAATCGATCTGGATGTCTTGGAGCACACCGAACTGGCGCGGGCCGATCCCCGAGCCGGTAACGTCTGTGCGCTCGCCCCAAAGCGCACCTGAGCCGAAGCTGAGCTGCATTTTAAATACTCCCTTGCAAATCGTTGTCCTCGACGCGGGCGGTCGCCTGGGGCAGGTGCTGGAGGTGTACCAACAGCCGTTTCAACGCTTCCTTGGCAGCATGGGCCGCATTCCAGGCCGCGGTGTCGCGCGCGACAGCCGAGCCGGGAAAATGATCCATCCACCAGCGCTCAATCAACTCACCAAGCTGGTCGTCGGTTTGGCCGGGCGACTGCGCCAGGACCGGTGCGGCTTCGCGATCGTCGCTCATGTCGTCGAATTCCTTTTTGAGACCGGCAGCTCCGCGATAGACCATGGCCCGTATCGCCTTGGCAGCGGGGACGCGGAGGTTTTGGCGGATGCTAGCCCGGGTGTGGGATATGGCGGTACCGGTGATTAAGACCGTTTCGATCCCGCGCACTATCGAAGCGTGAAAATCGTCGTTCTTGGGCGCCGCAACCGCAGTTGCCGGTCCAATGTCTGCGAAATGCGTCTGGCCATTAAGGGCATTCAGCACCTCGGCACCGGCACCGGCTCAGCGCATCCAATGAGCCCCATCGACGAGAACCCAGTTGTGACGGCGCCGGCCTGGAGGATAGAAATATCCGGTGTCCTGGTAGCGCGCGCCTTCACAGACACAGGATCTCGACTGGAACGATCGCGATCGCCTGGTCCCCGAGCACGCCTTCATCGGTTTCTATCTTGCCGGCGATATAAGTGTGCTGAACCAATTGAGGCAGCCCCAGATTCTGGATCCCGGTTGCCGGCGCCGGCGCCAAAGCGCGTTCGAGCGAATCAAGCAGCGGATTGAGGATCGCCGCCGGCGCTGCGTAGGGATCGCTCGCATGTACGTAAATGTAGAAATCAGCGTACAGCGTCCAGACGATCGGTGCGCCCAACGCCTTGACAGCGGCGTACCCGCCCTTTTCGCTCATAAACAGAGCCGGCTGTTCGGCCGGCGACACGTCGGACCAATGCCGTAGGCGGCGATTGGCGCTGGCAAAGGACCACGCGCGCGAAGCTAAAGCCCAAAGCGCCGAATAAATCAGTTCACGTTCGATCATTAGTCCAACGCCTCGCGCAACGCATCCGCGACGCCGGCGCTGATATCTGGAGTCAGATCATCAAGTGCCGAGCGCAAAAACGAACGTTCGGGCAGATCCATTCGCCGACTATGTGCGGCAATCCCTATTGTCTGGGCGGCGATCGGATGGCCAAATGCTTCCTTGATCTGGCGCAGGCTTGCCCGTACGTCGACTGTGCCGCTGAACCCGTATTCCTGCGCTGCGGCATAGTCGAGATCGCTGAAAACGGTCGCGCTGACCGTTGTGGCGCTTCGATCCACCCGAACAGAGATGCTTTGTTTAAGCGCTCCGCTGCGAGCATGCAAAACTTGGCCGCTCAACTTGTTCTGCTGAATACTATTTCGCAGATCGGCGCCGAGCTTGGCGATCGCTCGCGCTACTCCCTGGTTAGCGGCGTCTCTGATCGTGTTCAGACGATCGAGCGCCGCGTCATTGCCGATCAGTTTAGTAGAAATCACAATACGCCCGCGACAATCGCCGGATCGGTTGCGGTCGGCGCCATTATCACCGAATAGGCGGCAACGGGGGCTACAACTCGATATTGCTGAAGCAATGTCGAGATCGGTGCGCTGATATCCTTTTGCGAGTAGCTGACTGTCTCGCCGCTGCCGACTGTCTTCGAAACTTCACCAATCCGCGTTCGCTCGCGATAGCGAAGGGCCGCAAGCTCGATGCAGGCCTGGGCGATCTCCGGGGGCGTCGTCATATAACCGGCTGTGTACGAAAAGGCGACATTCTGCACTCGGCGGGTGAAGAAATAGCCGCGGACAGCTAACTCCGTCGACGAAAACAGATAGCCAGCCGTCAAGCCAGTGCTGGGTGAAGGCGGTGGCGCAGGCGGGATCGCGATACCGTCTATGGTTAGCGATAAAACGGCGCAGACCGGAAAGCAGCCAAATTGAAGGCGCTGGCCGCCGGTCCCATCACGCACTTCCAGATAGTCGGCAACGGCAATGCGACGGTTCAGCCAAGTCTGTATGTATTGGCTCGCAGCGGTAATCAGCCTCGTCAACAGCACGTCGTCGGTCGGGGGAAAGGCGCTTTGCCCGGTTTGTAGCCACGCCTTGACATCGGCCAAAGTCGTCAAGTCGCCATATGCCATCAGGCTCGCCCTCCGGGCACTTCATCCATCGCCCGAGCTACAACCGGCGCCCACGCGCGCTCGAGCCGGGCGACATCTTCGTACATCTTGCCGCAAGCCGCGCGCGCCTCGTCAGCGCCAACCGCAGCGATCAGCAGCGACATCAAAATCGTGCTGACGGCGTCGAGTGCTGCAGGCCACCCATGGGCCATTGCAGCGTCGGCGATCGTCGGATTAATCGCTTTGATCGCCTGGCGCACGATATCGACGTAGACAGCCTCGTCGATCCTCGACATTGTCGTACTCCCGAGCAAGCGCAGGTTTTTAGCGGTTCGCCCCTAGGGCGTTGCTTTTAAGGGTTTGAATGCTCGCTCTTGTCGCGTTTGTCCCGGCCTGACGGGAAAAAACCGTGCGCCGTCAGATCCGCTACCGCCTCGGCCGGTACAAGAAAGTCCCCATTCTTATCGGCTCGATATTGACTGCCGTCGTAACTGCAAGCGCCTGCGGTATCATGATGCAATCGCACCAGAGCGTTACACGGCAGATCGCCCGGTCGCGGCTTCGATGGCCCCATTGCAATCGGTTTTACCACAGCAAACCCACCATTATTGACCAAGCTAACTGCAACCTCGGGCGGCACGAGAACCAAGCCGTCCAGTCCGACGCGATAGCGCACGGTCCCGTGATTGGCCTCGTCCTGGCCGAACATGGCCCGAAGCGCTATCAGGTCGGACAAGTCGGTCAGCCGTTGGTGATGTTGGTGATGACGCCCATTGCGAACGGAGCATAGACGGCCAGCACCTCTTCGGCGTAGACGCCGACTTGGCGCTGGCGTGTGACGATCGGCCAGTCGATCTGATAGTAATCCTGCCGGGTCTTGACCTCGGCCACGTTAGGCACTTCGTTCGACTGATACTGGATCGGCAGGTTCTCGGCCCAGCCGATGATCGTGCCGGGCGGGACCCGTGGGTGAATCCGCACCGGGATTCGGAGGCCGCCGTTGATCGCAAACGGGTTGTAGTAAAACTGCACCACTCCAGATGCGGTCAGTTGGTATTCGCCACCACTCCCGTCTGCCGGCGAGTCGAAGCGCAGCAGCGGTCCCGACGAGTTCGACAGAACCTTGGTGGTAATATTCTTGAGTTCCTGAGAATTGACGTAAAGTACGGTAGGCGACACCTCGAAGCCGTCCCACATTTTCTGAAACATCGTGTCGATTTCGACAACCGACCCACGACCCGATGCCGTCAACGGCGTCCCCATGCCCGCTGTGCCGGTAGGCATGATGTTGACATAAGCGTTTGACCCGGGTTTCAGCGCGGTGGTCAGCAGCCCATCATAGGCATAGCTTGAGATCGCCGAGTTGTCGGCGTTGACCGAGGTCTGCGGCTGATTTCCGGTGCTGAGCGGGGCGGTGATGGCGAAGCTGTTGATCGTCGTGATCGCCTGCAGCGTCTCGGTGCCGGTGGCGCTGGAGACAAACCAAGCGTAGGCAACCGCGCCACGCATCGGGGTGACGCTGCAGAACAGCGTCTGGCCGAGCGTCACCGCGAGGCTGGCTTCGGAGCTAATGTTCGACGAACCGCCCGACAGCATATAGCTCTTCCCGTCGGCGCCCGTAACAGTCATTGAGGTGGCAACGCCGCTTACGACACTCGAATTCTGGTATCCCTCGAGTGTCA